AGTCAATGCCCCGTAATGGAAAGAAAATCGTCTTTGTCGAACACTTGTGAGCTATTTTCTTGGAATGAAGACGTAGTACTCCAACTTGTTGGAGGGGGCTTTATTAGTCCTCGGGAGATAGGCCCAACTGGAGGTTATGATACAAATTCGTAGTAGTAGTTGTGCCGATAGGCACTCCTTATGTTTGGGCTACCCTTTTCTAAAGGGTTGATTTTTTGAAGCAACGGCTTTTGGAAATACGATCATATCCACAAGGCTATGACAAGAACAAGATGCAATGTAAGGAATCTTACGAAGTGAGATGAGTGGAATGTAATCTGGTTCTAAGTATTTACAAAAACGGACTGGAGTAAAATTGATAACATAAGTTCTATTAGTTGTTATCATGATTATGTATGGCTCGATGCCATCTCATAATCATTAGTCATAACAAGGACTTAGGAATGTGAATAGACAGCATAATAGCACCTATGGTTATCATCTCGTAGAGAAACAGTAAGAGACCTACAATGAAAGCAAATACTACACAACAAGAACGATACAAGGGTTCGATTGTTCCGATGAGTGATATAGAAACGAACAGTCAAACATTACTTCCAACACATAGTAAAGTAACAGAAGCACAAGCTGAGTTAGTACACGCAATGTTGCATGATGGTTGCAACCCAACAGAAGGTGCTAAACGTCTGGGTAGGAATAAGGCATGGGCATACATAACACTGAATAAGCCTCATGTTGTAGAGTATAGACAACAATTAGCAATGAGTTGTTTAGGTTGGGACGCAACACAAGCACTAGCAACTATGAGAGATCTGTTAACTAGCAAGTCATCGCATGTTAGACTAGAAGCATCTAGAGATTTAATGGACAGAGCTGGACTCAGGGTTGATGCACCTAAGTCAGTGAACACTGCAGTAAACATTAACTTCAATGTTGATTGAGGGGCCCCACACAGGTATGTGCCGTAGAGAAAGCCGTCCTAAAATATGAGAGCTGTTACTATAACGGGTAAACCACACACACGATATAATGTGAAAAGACAAAACTTTAAAAAAAATTTTATATAAATAAAGCCAAAAACACAAGGAGATAAATATGGGTAGTGAAGATTCAGGTCCATCGGATTCAGACTTTGGAAGGGCTCATGGTGGTTCAGTAGGAAAAAGTTCTAGTTCCAATACTGGTAAAGATAGCAGAAATGCCAGAGCCAAAAGCAGAAAAACATCATTCCAAAATTATCAAAAGCAAAGAGATGCTGCAAAACAAGGTATTGATATAGCTATAACTCCTAAAGAAGCAAACACAGTAAGAGACAATGCAAGTATTGCTATGGACTTTGATAAAAAGGCTAAAGAGTCTAAAGTAAACATTCCTGGGACAACAGGTGTGGCATTAAGCACAGTACAAAGTATTAATTACAGTAACATTGCTGCAGGACTCAGAGATGGTGGTTATGCCGTAACTAGTTCTAAAGATGGTAGTGTTCAGGGTGTTGTTAATAATGGACGATATTCTGGTAATGTAGGTTTTAGTCCTATAGGCAGAACAAGTGGTGCTAACTTTAATATGGGCACTAATCAATACTCTGTTGAAGAAAGTCAAGGATCAAATGAAGGTAGTGAGAATAATAACATGACACCTTCAAGAACTCAGACATCTGTAGTTAATACAACTAATAGTACAACTGCACCTACATTAAGCACAGCATCTAGGCGTGCATTAATATCTGGTGCTGGTGGTGGAGCTGCTAGAAGAAATCTAATATGAAATTAGATTACAAACCTCCTGGGAGTGTTGCCAAAGCTTTTATGAAAGATGGTTCTTTTGTTCGTGGTATTAGAGGGCCAGTTGGCAGTGGTAAATCTGTAACTTGTTGTATGGAGATTATGCGAAAGTCTGTTAATCAAAAGCCAAATCAACAAGGTATAAGAAAAAGCAGATGGGCAGTTATAAGAAACACTAATCCACAATTAAAAACAACTACTATTAAAACATGGAGAGATTGGTTTGATGATGATCTAGGTCGTTTTGTCTGGTCACCTCCATATACACATAATATATGTTTTGCACTTGGTGATAAAACCACAGTTGAACTAGAAGTTATCTTTTTGGCTTTGGATAAGACTGAAGATGTAAAAAAGTTATTATCTCTGGAGTTAAGTGGTGTTTGGATAAATGAAGCTAGGGAAATAAATAAAAATATTGTAGATGCGTGTACTATGCGTGTTGGTCGTTATCCTTCAATGAGGGAAGGTGGTCCAACTTGGTATGGTGTTATTATGGATACAAATGCTCCAAGTGAAGATCACTGGTGGGGCATTGTTGCTGGAGAAGTTCCTATACCTGAGTATATGACTTCTGAAGAAAGACTATTAATGATTAAACCTGATGATTGGAATTTCTTTTCTCAGCCTGGGGCAATGAAAGAAAAGAAAGACGATCATGGTAATCTTGCAGGATATCAGCCTAACATTAAATCAGAGAATAGAGAAAACTTACAAGAATCTTATTATGATAAAATTATATTAGGTAAAGCACCGTCTTGGGTAAAAGTATATGTGTTAAATGAATATCAGGCACTTATGGATGGTAAGCCAGTATATCCTACATTTAGAAGAGATACACATGTATCAAAAGATCCTTTATCACCTAATGATCAAAATGATGTAATTGTTGGCATTGACTTTGGTCGCTCCCCTTCGGCTGTCTTTTGTCAGCAATTACATACTGGTCGATGGATTGTTTTTCATGAAATAATTGGCAAAGATATGGGAGCTATTAGATTTGCTGAGATACTTAAAAGAGAAATATCAAAAAATCAGTGGGATAAGTTAACATTTAAGTTTATTGGTGACCCAGCAGGAAACCAAATGGCTCAAGTGTCAGAGCATACTCCATTTATGATGTTAAGAGCTGCAGGAATTTCTGCTTATCCAGCACCAACAAATGATATATCTATAAGAGTAGAAGCTGTGGAGTCTGTTGTTAACAGAATGTCAGACGGGCAACCATCTATTACCATTAGTCCTACATGTACCAGTTTAATTTCTGGATTTGAAGGTGGTTATCAGTATAAAAGAATGTATTATATGGGAAATGAGAGATATGAAGAGAAACCTGATAAAAATAGGTTCTCTCATTGCCATGATGCGTTGCAATATGCGTTTTTAGGTGGTGGAGAGGGCAGAAAAGTTATACTAGGCCCAAGAACACCTACTTCCCCCACTACTGTTGAGAGGGCAAGTAATCCATTTGCACGTTTGAAAAAAAGAAATAGTCGTTTTGGGAGACAAAGAGCAATATGAAATGGATAATATGCTTTTGTGAAAGTAAGAATATAGGAATATGGAAACATTTTACTAAACATAGATTTGGCTTTTCTCATGTTTATGCAGTGAATTACGATTCTAAAATAGATGTTTGGAAAAAACTTGAGTTTACAACACATGGTTTTAATTTTGAAACACTGAAAGGTGAAGATTCAACTAAGTTAGTGTTAGAAATGCATATGTGTAATAAATGCATAGAAATTGATGTTGATAAAAAGCCTATCTATATGCCTAGATTGTTTTATTGCGTAAGTTTTATAAAACACCTTTGCAATATTCGCAAATTTTGGATATTAACTCCTTATCAGTTGTATTGTGAATTGCTTAAAAGAAATGGAAACGTCATTTTTGAAGCAAAAGAATTATTGGAGACTCCTAATGGGTAGCATGTTTAAAACACCTAAAGTTCAAGAAGATCCTGAATTAAAGAAACAAAAAGCAGAACAAGCAAAAATAAATAAGCAAGAAGAAGAGAGACAAGCATTAGTAGCTAGTGAGAAGAAAAGAAAGATTACTTCAAACCTAATAGGTGCTAGATCTCTTCAAAGTGCTGAGTTAGAAGATTTTAGTGGTTTTAGACGTAAAGACTTAAAAACTAAAGAGAATAAAACAATGGGGGGTTATAGTGCGTAGTGATACTGGGGGAGACTCAAGCCCAACACCATCTAATCAGACTGGAGATCAGGCTGAATATCAAAAGGTAATGAACAGATACAAGAAAGCCAAAGGTAAATGGCAGAATTGGTCTGACATATGGGAAGAAATTTATGATTATGTTTTACCTCACAGAGAAAGTTTCTTTGGAGAGTTTGCTGGGCAAAGACGTACAGAAAACATATATGACGAAACGGCAGTGACTGGTCTCCCTAGATTTGCTTCAAGACTTCAGCTTGGCTTTTTTCCTCCAAATGGTCGAGCATTCAAGCTTGCCCCTGGGCCAGAATACCCATCTGATCAAATCTCCAATCAGTTGTTAAAAGAACTTGATGACATCACAGAGATGCTTCATGAAGGATTGCGTAATAGTAACTTCAATTCTGAATTTCATGAAGGTCTTCAAGATCTTGGTATCGGTACTATGAACATGCTTGTTGAATCTGGTCGTTTTGTTGGCGATCTCCACTTCACTGCCGTACCACCTACTAATGTTGCATTATTATCTGGTGCAATGGATATGGTAACTGACTGGTTTAGATGGAATAATGAATGTGATATAACTGATATAAAACTTAGATATCCATATGCAGAGTATTCTGCTGAAATGTCGAATGCTCAAAAAAGAGATCCAAGACGTAAGACAAGAATTGTAGAAGCTACTATGTATGATAGTGACGATCAATTTAAAGATGAGTTTACTTATTACCTTATATCTGAAACAGATAAACATATATTATATAAAAAGAAGTTAGTTGGTCGTGGTAGTTTGCCTTGGTTAACAACACGTTGGTCTAAATCAGGTATGGAAGTGTGGGGCAGAGGTCCAATATTGCAAGCCATGCCAGCAATTAAAACTTTGAATCTTACAGTACAGTTAATACTTGAAAATGCTGAAATGGCTATAGGTGGTGCATATGTCTATGATGACGATGGTGTATTTAATCCTGATAATATTACTATACAGCCTGGAACTTTTATTCCTAGAAGTCCTGGGAGTTCTCTTGAGTCTTTACAGAGTCCTGCCAGATTTGATGTAGGGCAACTTATACTGGAGGATATGAGAAGAAATGTCAGGAAAGCTTTGTTTATTGATGAACTCGATTCAAGACCAAATGCAAAAACACCATTATCAGCAACGGAAGTTTCAGAAAGGCTTGCTGACGTGGCAAGAGATATGGGAGCAGTCGCAGGCAGAATGCAGAAAGAATTCCTTCATCCATTGGTTGAAAGAGTTGTTGCAATCTATAGTGAACAGGGTCTTATTGATATACCGAAAGTAGATGGTAGAGAAATAAGAATTGTACCAGTATCTCCATTATTAAGGGCCCAAGATCAACAAGATGTTGCTGATTTTGTAAGATTTCAACAAACAGTTGCAGGAACTTTTGGACCAGAAATAACTCCAGCACTTTACAATCAGGAAAAAGTTATTAGATATTTAGCAGAAAAGTTTGGTGTTAAAGAAGAGTTGTTAGCTAATAAACAAGAAGTTCAAGGTAACATTGACATGGCAATGCAATTAATGCAACAACAACAACAAGGGAATATGGGATAATGACTAAGGAGAAAATCAATGCGTCTATTGATGGTAGGTCATATACTGCAGAAGTTGAAACTGATCTTAATAGTAAAGCCTATGCTTTATTTGGTTCAGGTATTGGCAAATCTTTTCTTCAGTATTTGGAAAACCTTACAACAAATAACGTTCATGGTGCAGGACTGGCAATCGAAAGTCTTGCTCACTTTGAAGGACAAAGATGGGTTGTAGCATTAATAAAGCACAGAACTGAAATGGGAAGAAAAAATGGCGACTCCAACTAATCCAAAATTATATGCAAGAGCAAAAGCTATAGTTAAGAAAAGAGTAGGTAAGTGGCCATCAGCATATGCATCAGGCCAGTTAGTTATACAGTATAAAAAGATGGGTGGAGGTTACAAAGGTAGTAAATCAGCATGAGTCTTACTAAATGGTTTAATGAGAAGTGGGTTGATATATCAACTAAGAAAGATGGAAAGCATCCAAAATGTGGCAGAAACATGGGTGATGGCAGATCCTATCCTAAATGTGTTCCTTCTGCTAAGGCTAAAAGAATGAGTGTAAAAGATAAAAGATCAGCTACTGCAAGGAAAAGAAAAACCAATCCTAGTGGTGGTGGTAAAACTCCAACTTATGCAAGGACATAATAAATGGCTAAAACTGCAGCATGGCAAAGAAAAGAAGGTCAAAGTTCTAGTGGAGGACTTAATGCTAAAGGAAGAGCAAGTTTACGTCGTCAAGGGAAAAATATTAAACCTCCAGTTTCTGCAAAAGCTGCGAAAAAAAGTCCAAAGAAAGCAGCAAGAAGAAAGAGTTTTTGTAAAAGAATGATGGGTATGAAGAAGAAGCTAACTAGCAAGAAAACGGCTAATGACCCAAATAGCCGTATTAATAAAGCACTAAGAAAATGGGACTGTTAACAAAAGGGAGATACTATGTCTAATGAACAAACAGCTACAGAAAACAATGAAAACACCAATCAACAAGGAGAAGTTGAAAGCACGATTGCAAACGACACTGGAGAACAAAATCAAGTTGAACAACAAGAGCAAATTGAAAGACCTGAGTGGTTACCAGAAAAGTTTGAAACACCTGAGCAACTTAAAACATCTTATGAAAACTTGGAAAGAAGATTTCATGCAAGGCGTGATGAAATTAAAGATGAAGTTATTCAAGAATTAAATGAGAATGCATCACAAGAAGTTCCTATTAGTCCTGCAGATTACAAAGTAGAGTTAGCTGATGAAGAAGGTAATGCACTGGAAGTTCCAGAAGATGATCATATGTTATCTTGGTTTAGAGACAAAGCACACAATATGGCTTTATCAAACGAAGAGTTTAATGACTTTGTTTCTGAGTATATGGCAGTTAGTCAAACAAGTGGTCCTGATTGGAGCGAAGAAAGCCAAGAACTAGGAGAACATGCTGATAGAAGATTAGAAAGAATTGATGCATGGGCAAATAGTGTTTTTGATGAAAACAACTACAATGTATTTGCAGGCATTCCTGCTTCTGCAAATATGGTCAAGTTCTTTGAGAATGTTATGGAGTTAAATGGTCAACCTAAATTTAACATGACATCTAATACTGAGTTTCAAGAATCTGTTACTAGAGAAGACTTAATGGCTGCTCAAAGAGATCCAAAGTACTGGCAAAATGGTGGTGATCCAAATCATATAGCTAAAGTTAGAGCTATGGCAGAACAGCTTTCAAGGAAACGTGCATAGTAATGTGAATTAACAAAAGTCTTTATATCTGAAAGATTGAAGTTACTTGAAGGCTCGTAGAGTTACTTATAGGCCCAGGAATGGAATAACCTTAATGTAGTAGTGAAGCGAATAACCAGAATAGTATAAATATTAACTTTAAATCGGAGGCTATAATGGCACTTACAACCATAAGCACATCCTTTATTGAAGAGTTTGAATCAGGGGTACACGTTGCGTACCAGAGAATGGGTTCAAAACTTAGGAATACTGTTCGTACTAGAAATGGTGTGAAGAACAAGACTACATTCCAAAAAATCGGTAAAGGTTTTGCTACTACAAAAGCAAGGCATGGTAATATTGCACCAATGAACCTTGCACATACAAACGTTAACGTCACAGTTGAGGACTATTTTGCTGGTGAATGGGTCGATGATCTAGACCAGTTAAGAATCAACCATGATGAGATGCAAGTTGCACAACAGTCAGGTGCTTATGCATTGGGTAGAAAGACAGATGATTTAATCTTAGATCAGATGACTACAACTACTTCTGCACATGACGAAACAACTAACGGAATAACTTTAGCATGGGCTTTAGAGCTTATGGAAAAGTTTGGAAACAATGAAGTCCCTGATGATGGTCAGAGATATGCATGTGTTGGTTGGGAGCAATGGTCTCAGTTAATGGCTATAGATCAATTCTCAAGAGCTGAGTACATTGGTCAAGATCAATTACCTTTCCCTACTGGTGTTACAGCCAAGAGATGGTTAGGTTTCATGTGGTTTGCACATGGTGGTCTAGCTGGACGTAATGGATCAGGAGCAGCAGGAACTACTCATAAAGAGTGTTTTGCTTACCATAGAGATGCCGTTGCTCATGCAATCGGTACTGACATCACTTCAAATATGCAATATCACAACGATAAGGACAGTTACTTTGTATTAAACAAAATGCAACAGAACGCAGTCTTAATCGATGCTGAAGGTGTATTTGAAATGGAACTTAAGAATTAGGAGGTAGACATGGCGTTAGTTCAAGCAGACTTAAGTTTAGTTTCCTATTCAGGTAATGGTTTCCATATTTGGCATTACACAACAACAGATGCATCTACAGTAGTAGATGGTGCTGGTTACTTTAATAGCATGGCTTCAGAGATGAATCTTGGCGATGTTATTTTTGCTAACACAGCTACTGGTGGTACACCAGTTTACGGAATGTTTGTTGTAAGTGCTAACGACGGATCTGTAGTGGATGTGAATAACATCACAACATTAAGTGCCACGGATAGTGACTAATGGCTAAAAAGCCAACAACAAAAAAGAAGGAGGTAGCTGTAAAGGCTACTTCCTCTACTAGTGGTTACTCAGTAACTTTCGGATCAAAAGTAAAACTTGGGAGTAAAGTAAATGCCAAAAGCAAGTGATGGTAAAATGTTTGCCTATACAGCAGAAGGTATGAAAGCCTTAAAAGAGTATGAAGCAAGGTTAAAAAGAAATAACAAAACAATGGGTAAAAAGAAAAAGGATGTAAACGATTCTGATAAAACAGAAAGTCCTTATAACAAATTACGTTCTGATAACGCACCTAACACATAGAGGCTGATATGAGTGGAAAAGGTTTATCTAATAATCCTAAAGTTAGAGTTAAAGTTGCTAATCGTATGGAAAGCAATAGAGCATATTTCGGTGCATTAGCGGAGAATAAAGCCACAATCCCAGAAAAACCTTTTTCATTTGAAGGTAACAAACTTGATAAAGCTAAGTACAATCAATTTGCAAAATCAGCAAGTACAGGAAAGGCTCAAGCAGATGACAATTTAAATAAAAGATTTGCTAGGCATGGATCAAGACATAATCGCCTATCAGGTGCAATAGAAAAAGATAATATTAAAAAAAACATTAAAACAGCAAAGACTATGGGCAGTATAGTTAAGGGTCTTAGAAACATAACTGTCCCTGGAATTGTCTCTACAATCATGCAACCTAAGAAAGTTGGCGATGCTACTTTAAACAAAGGTGAGTATAAGAAAGTTAAATAATGGCTGATTTTTCAAAATATACAACAGCACAGCTTGAAGCTATGTTAGCTAAGATGAAATCTGAAAAATCTAAAACAGGTTCTTCGTTATCTATTGAGCAAATAAGAAATGCACAAAAAAAAATAAATAAACAAGAAACAAGAATTCCTTCAAATTTGTCTAGAACTATGGGGTCTATTAAGTAATGCCAAATACAGCCAAGACCGATATTGAAGTAGCACAAAGAGCCATGGTCTTAGTAGGTATGGAGCCGTTATCTTCATTTACAGATTCAACAGATGAAGCATTGGTTATGAACACAACCTATGAAGATGTTGTTGAAGACTGTCTTGCACAAAATAATTGGAACTTTGCTACTGGTCAGATTCAGTTATCAAGATTAGCTGATTCTCCAGTTGATAGATGGGATGCAGCTTATGCAATGCCTACAGATCCTGCAGTAATACAAGTGCAGACTGTAACTATTGATGATGTTGTTCAGCAATATGATATATATGAAAAATACATTTATATGAATGCAGGCGAAAATGACAGAGTAGTTTTGAATTATATTTTTAGAATTGATACTCAGTACTGGCCACCAGCATTTGCATTATGGGTTATATATCGTTTAGCATCTATTTTGGCTTTGTCTGTTACAAGAAAAGCAGATATTGCAAGGTCATATAGTCAGTTAGCAGATGTGCAATTTAGAAGAGCCAAAGCCAGAGATGCACAACAAGTGACAACACAACAAGTGGCACTTAGTAGATTTCATAGAATAAGATTAGGATCAGGAATCTTTACGAAGATTGAAGGGGACACTTGAAAGTTGAATGAATGGCATTATTAAGAACATTTTTTACCAATTTTTCATCAGGGGAGTTATCCCCTCTTTTATCATCTAGAGTTGATGCTGAAGCATATAAAAATGGTGCTTACAGATTACGCAATGTAAGACTTAAGGCACAAGGTGGTTGCATAAGAAGACCAGGACTTAAGTATCTACAGACACTGGCTAACGAATCATATCAAACAGAAGCTTATATATATGATGAAGATGAAGCTTACATATTGTTATTTAGTGCAACTAAGTTACGAATTGTAGATATATCTGATCCCACTAATATACTACAAACTATTACTGGATGCCCTTGGCAATCTTCACAAATAGGTTCTTTAGTAGTATCGCAAAGTGGTGATACTATGTTTATTACACATCCATCCATACCTATGCAGAAGTTAACAAGAACAAGTGCAAGTAATTTTAGCAGAACAAATTATACATTTGATGTATCCTCTGGTTTAAACTTTCAGCCATATAATAGATTTGTTGCAGGAAGCATTACGATAACGCCTGCTCAAACACATGGAACTACGACTTTAACTACTAGTGCTGATTATTTTACTGCAGATTACGTTGGCTTATATCTTAGACTAGTTGATTCTGCAGGATTGGTGAAACATGCTTTAATTACAGCATATACAAATGCAACTACAGTAACGGCAACTTTGTCAGGAACTTTATCAAATACAAATGCTATTACTGATTGGCAAGAACCAGTATTTAGCTCTGTCAGAGGGTACGCAAGAACAGTTACCTTTCATGATCAGAGATTAATATTTGGTGGTAGTCGTGACTTGCCTAATTTTTTATTTATGTCAAAGATAGGTGAGTTTACAAACTTTGATGTTGGAATTGGAAATGATGATGAATCAATACAAATACAAATTGCAGAAGCACAAGTTTCAGAAATTAAAGCTATGCAATCATTTCGATTTCTTACAATCTTTACATCTGAGCAAGAACTCTATGTGCCAACAAGTGAGAACAAGCCTCTTACGCCATCAACAATTACAGTCAAGAAGCAAACAAGTTATGGATCAGGAGCAGTACAGCCACAAGAGTTTGATGGAGCTATAGTTTATCTTACTAAATCAAAAGGTGCAGTACGTGAGTTTATATTTTCTGATATATCACAAGCTTATAATTCAGACTCAATAACATTGTTATCAGAGCATATAATAGGAACTCCTATAGCTATTGAAGCACAAAGAGAATCTGCTGATCAAATGGAAGGTTATTTATACTTACTTAATTCAGATGGGTTTATGCCAGTATTTATGTCTATCAGAAAAGAAAAAGTCCAGGGGTGGGTTAGATATGACACTGATGGATTATTTAAGAATATGTCAAACGTTAATAGACAAATATATACAGTGGTTGAACGTACTATAAATAGTGCAACTGTTACATCTTTAGAGCTGTTTCAAAATGATCATTATTTAGATATGTCATCACAACAAACTGGAAGTGCAACGGCAACATGGACTGTGTCTCATTTACCAAATACATCAGTACAAGTTAGATCAGGTAATTATTCCCTGGGAACATTTACTACAAATGGCAGTGGTGAACTTACATTAGGTCAAGCAGTAACTTCAGTAGAAATAGGATTGGCTTATACTCCTGAGATTACGACTTTGCCTCCTGAGATGCAGTTACCCGATGGTGTAAGTGTTGGTCAAAAACGTAGAGTTGTTAGGGCTGTTTTAGATTTAGTTTCTACTTTGAATGTAAAAGCTGGTGGTACAAGAATATTGCTAAGATCAGTTACAGATGACTTTTCACAAGAGCCAACTTCTCTTACACAAAGAAAAGAAGTGTATTTACTAGGATGGTCAAAAGAAGGTAGAGTAACAGTAACACAAGAGGAACCATTACCAATGACGTTAAATGGTATATTATTAGAGGTAGAAGTATAATGGGTGCTGCAGGTTATGGATTAGCTGCTGTCATGTCACTAGCTGCTGCAAAGCAAGCAAAAGCTGGTTATCAAATGGAAGCACAGTCAAATAGAGAACAAGCTGAGTTAGCACAGATAAATGCTGATCAAGAAGCAATTAATAGAACGGCACAACTTAATGCACAACTTGCGTCTATTTCAGCTACTGCTGGTAGTGGTGGTATTAATATTGGTAGTACTAGTATTGCTAATATAAAAAGAAGAGAAACTCAACTTGCTAAAGCAGATGTATCTGCAACAAAGTTATTAGGTGCATCAAATAGACGTAAATATCAGATAGGTGCTAAGACTGCTGAGACTAAAGGTAAAGCTGCAACTCTTACAGGTATTAGTAATGCAGCAGGACTTGCTACAAAAGCATATTATTCGGAGTAAGTAAGTATGGCTATTAAAAGAACAATACAAAGACAAATTTTAGTAAAGCCAACTGGTGTAAATAATGCAGGAGCAGGGGCTCAGGCTATGGCACAAGCAGGCCAAAATATAGCTAATACCATTTCTAATGTAACTAGTTATATAGATGATAAGCAACTTGAAGATGCTGTATTAGATGCTGAAATTAAAGGAAAGCAAATTGGTACACAAACAGTTAAAGATAAAGATGGAAACTTAGTTCCCAAACCATTGGATTTAATGACACTAAATTCATTTACATCAGATATATATAACAAGAGAAATTTAAGAAAAGCTCAACAATATTTTAAAAATCAAGCAATCAATAGTTATGGATTAGCTTTACAAAATCACGCAGTTGATACAGCTAACAATTTCTTGGCAACTAATGAAGGTAAGGTTGACGAAAAAGGCAATCTTATGGTTAGAAATGCTGGTGATAGTTATATAGATGGCATTAAGAAGCAAGTTGCTCCAGAAGTATTTTCTGTAATTAGCCCTACACTAAGTAACATATGGGGCAAGGCGACAAGAAAAGCTTCTGCAATACAAATCAAAAATGTTAAAGAAACTAATATTTTTAATGCTAAAAAAGGTTTGCAAAATATATTACAAATGGAAATTAATTCTATTTCTAATGGTGGCAA